AGCACTACTGTTACGCAGTGTACTAGAGTTAGCGTTATCTTGTACCAAGTATTTTGTGCCTGTAGGTACTCCACTACTAGTCCCTACTGAGTCTGTTACATATATGTCTCCAAAGTTTTTTGTGTTTGTCCCCACAGTTACGCTAGAGATCCTAAAAACGCGTATATAAGTGCTAGCGGTGGCTACCTGTGTACGCCCCTGCATGATTATAACTTCAGACTGCAAGTTATAGTTGGCGTCTAGCCCCTCAAGTAGGAGGGTTTTAGTCCCTGTCTGATTTCCAGAGTCCCCGTCGTCGTTGTTAGAACTACTACTCACATATAAAGTAGCCGCAGAAGTACGGTAGGGCTGTAACCCCCCGCCCCAACGAACAGTCTCTTCAGTGGTGTCGCCGTCGCTAATGTCAGGGTTTACCCCCCATATAAATACGGGAATGACACCTTCTACGTCACCTTTTGCTACTTGTAGTCTGTATGGGTCTTGAGTAGCCATATTAGTTCGCTATTAGCACTCCGGTAAATTTACCTGTTACTTCGGCAGCGTTCGAGTTAGTGGAAAAAGTAATTAGCTCTACATCCACTTTTTCTGTCAACTTAATGTAGTTGGGGAAGTCTACATTTAGTAAGTTAGACCTTAGGGGGTAGTTAAAGTAGGCCACCTCTGCCCCATTAGTTACAAACTCCTGAGATATAAGCGAGATAAACGAGAACCCTGAGATGGTAGCCCGTATGTCAGTTTTAAGCTGTACTAGGTCTATATACAAAGTGTGTCCGGCAGGTACAGTGTATGCCGCCGCTGCGGACGTGTTTAGGGGAGCGTTATCGTCCGCACTTATTATTAAATAGATAGCGTTGTCAGGAACTCCACTAGTAGCCCCAGTAACAGCTACGTATACTATACCTGCGTTTTTACCCCCAGACCCTACAGTTACAGCCTCTACCTTAAATAGACGAATATAGCTTAGCGAACTTTCTACCTGAGTCTGTCCGTTTAGAGTAATAGTTTCCGATACAGCATTGTAGTTGGCATCTAACCCCTCAAGCAGGACTGTCCTAGCCCCCGAACCTGCGGAAGTATCGTTGGTATTCGCACTACTAATAAACACTGTAGCGGCCGAAGCGGGCTTTACCATACGCCCTCCTTGGTACTGTATGGTCTCTGCTGTATTCTGAGCTTGATCTTTATTGTAGCCAAAAACCGTTATATTAGACGCTCCGGGGATCTCTCCTCGGGCTACCTGATCGTCGTAAGGCACGTCTACCCCCGCAATATTGCGTAGAGCGTTGTCTAGTTGGTTGAAGTACTGACGTAGTATACGGTTGTGTTCGTTTGTCGCCCTTGGACTATACTCTGACTTAGCATTAGGTAGAGATGGAGCAACAAACGGTATGTTGTACTTAGTAGTATCCCCCGGCATTATCTTCTCCCATCAGGGCGGATGTCTAGTCTTTGTACTCCCGACTGCCATGCTACGCCCGAGTCAGTAGACTCTAGTTTTATAGATATTTGTCTACCACGGATACGTAAGTATATCTGCCCAGTGTATTCCTCTACAGGAGTGGTAACAGTACGTAAGACGGTAGCACTAGAGTTTCCCCCCACGCTGGCGGGAGATGCCCGCCCAGACCCAGAGTCTGCGAGTGTAGACAACGACATGTTTATCGCCGCACCGTCCACTGTAGACCCATCAAAGGTCACATCCGGTAGTAGTCTCCGCACAAAGGAAAACTTATCCCCATCGTCGATGTCAAACTGTGCGGAGGTTATAAATGCGTTAATAGGATTTACCGTGGCTGTCTCCACGTCGTCGTTACCTACTTCATGTTCTACCAACGTGTTGTTGTATGTAGCGGCGTACGGATGCCCCTGTAACCCTGAATCTAACCACGCGGTGCGCCCCATAGTGCCGTAGTACCAAATATCTTCTTGGTAGTTGTAGACTACGTACTTGTCATTAGTGCTAGAGGTGCTTGATGGGTAGAACCACCATACCTCATGGAATGCTTCGTTAGTACCAGATGTAACTTGGTTGTATTGCGAGTCGTTAAAGTCGTTAAAGATAAACTTACGTAGGTCACAGCGTAACGGTTGTGTTGTACCGTCGTACTTGTAAAACTTATCTCTACCCATCCAATAAGCAGTGCCGTTAGCGTAAGCAACAGAGGCTTTACTAGCAATAGAAGTGTTCTCTCCTACTAGCTGTGCCGCCCATACTGCGGGTGCCCCTACGTATTGAAATGCGTACATGGCGGAATCTGTCCATACTAAGATTTCCTGCCTAGATTGGATAGCAGATACTATCTTACTGCCCTTAGACAGAGTAAGGCTACCGGCTTGGTTTGTAGCGGAGGGTGCCCAGTTAGTAGCGTCTTCTTGGTCTGACCAGCGGATCAACATATCGTCTTGATCTGAGCCAAGGTATGGGTTACACCCAAAAGCAAAGCAAAATCTACTAATGTCAGATACAACGATACCGTTCTGTTTGGTAGGTACCCCTGACGCGCCAGTTTCGGCAGACAATAAAGTAGCTCTAGTAGTCAACGTGTCACTAGCATCCCACAGGAAGATGGGGCCACCCACAGGGCCAAAGATAAGGTCTTCGCCGAAGTTAGCTTGGCTCCACAAACGGATTTGCGAAATAGCGGATAGCACGGTTCCATCTTTGTGCCCCCAGTCTCCCTGTCCCCAAGTACCACCACCCCAACCAGAAGTAGGTACATCAATAGCTGATCCGGTGTTTATTTGGTACGCAGCAGTTACGCTAGAACCCCCGCCAGTAGCCACACTTGTAGCGTTAGCGCCAGTATCTACAACAAACGACTGCCCATTAGCAGCTATAGAGATTATCTGATGTTCTTTGTTTATGTTAGCAGCGACTATACCCCCAACATCGGCTGACCCCCCGAGGGTAACGAAGTCATTCAGCTTGTATCCGCCAGTAGTATCTGCAATGGATATTTGGCTTTCTGTACCGCCAGTTGTGTTAGTGGTGATCGGATTGGCCGCGAGAGTAGCCTGTGCCTTACGCAGTGGGGTGATGTCGTTGAATACCGCACCACTTTCCAGATAAAACTTCAGGTGCGTACCTACACCGAATATGTCCAGCCCAGCTAATGTAGACCAATTCCACAAAGAACGGCACACGCCTAGGAACGTATTGCTAGATATGGCTTGCCAGCCCCCGATCTTCTCAGGGTTGCCTTGGCGGAAACGTACCTTATCGGACTCCCACCAGCCACCTTCACTAGTGTACCGAGTATTCTCTCGGTTTACTCCGGGCTTAATTACTATCTTCTGTATGGTCATGTTTAATCTCTATTAGCGGTTTAATATATGACTAGTTTAGGTAGTGTAGCGCCTTATATCCGGCCAGTTATAAACCTAGTAACACCACATCACTTCTTTGCTACATCGGATGTCAATGTGTACAAAACCTTTGGCTATGCCTATACCACCGAAGCCCAGTTCTAGAGCTTTCTTTACTATAAGGCGGCGTTGTTGGCCTCCAGATACTTTTATGTCTGCGGCGATACCTTGAGCGTGTGTGCCCGGAGTCGCTTTGCGTTTCTCAAAACTATTGAGAGGGCGTCTGTACCCCGATGTAACTATGAAAGGAAACCCGCAGGCTTCTCGTAGGTCATCTAGTTGGTCAATGAAGTCAGGCTCCATCTCGTTCTCGCCGGTCTCTTGGCAGTCAAAATCGCTTATCTTGAAGTACTTGTACCGGCTCACTTGCGCATTCCCATTATCTTGCTTGCTCCTCGTATACCAAAAGAGCTTGAGATAGCGATAAACAGTAGATATTGATACCATTCTGGTAGACCTTCTAGTGCGGCAAACCCTAATGTAACTCGGTCGATTATCGTAGTGTCATCAGCAATAATAGCGTAGCCCACCATGAATACAGGTATGGCTAAGACGACCGTCCAGAACTCATCTTTCCAGCTTGTTGCCGAAGCATCAGCCATCTTAGATTCCCAGTCCGCATCGTTTTGGATGATTTCCATCTTGGCTTGGTGGACAGCCTGCTTTTCTTCAGCTTTGTTTTTAAAATAGCCTCCAACAAGTTTAGATACTGGAGCAATTAAGCTAGTCAGATTTAACACGGTTAGTAAGCTCCCTCACGGTATCAGATTCCCATATTCTTAATGCGAACCATATGATACTGAATATACCGGCAACGGGCGGAACCCATGCGGCCACGGTCAATAGTGCTGTTGAACCTGCTACCACGTCTAATGCATCCTTCGTTTCGTCAATCATTTTATTTAGCCACCCATCCAGTGTCGCCTGTACCAGACTCTTTTACATATAAAGAAGTACTCTCTCCCCCATCAGACCTCATGTATAAAGACCCTACTACAGCAGTTTGACTGCTTTCAGGAGTACCAGAACCAGCGTAAATAGATGGAGTACCGACTTTAATTGCTTTACCCGCAGGGAGGTCAATACCCGTAGCACTAGTGGATACGGCTGTAGCGCCGGAACCGTGCTTGAGGTCAATCGCGCCATCCACGTCCATTACAAAATTGTTTGCCCCACTAACAGTACCCATCTCAATATCAATGGCCTTAATAAGTAGGTTTCCAGAACCAGTTTCTTGGATGATGGAGTCACCAGAGGTAGCGTCGTGGTAGATTTGTAGATCACTACCAGCGCCAAATATAGCTCTAGAAGTGTCACTAAAAGTAATGTCGTCGCCAGCGGATACCGCGATGTCCTTACCCGAGGTGCTGTTACCCGCGTCAAGTACGTTTTCTAGTGTGCCGGACGGGACTACTACGTTGGTGCCATCACATACTAGAAGGGCGGTGCCGCCGTTGGGTACACTGATACCAGTCCCCGACGGTGTTTTTAGCGTCGCTGCTTGTCCACAAGTGTTCTGCACAACGAAGATCTTGGAGTTCGCAGGGCAAACAACTGTAGCCGCGCCTCCCAAGGCAGTGCTAGTATCCGTCAAAGTAAGGATAGCTGCCCTAGACCCCGAGGATGCGCCATCAACTATAGATAGCGTGTGAGAGTTACCTGCCCAAGTGTTGATTACCTTTCGTCCCGCAATGGCTTCTTCCACCATATTGGTAACTTTGTTATTTACTTCGTCGCCCCAAGTGCCATCTAGCTCCCCTTGTACAGGGAGTCCGAGCTTTAGGATTGTAGAATATGCTGTTGCCATTTTAGTATCTCGATTAAGTTAGTCTAACTATAGCATTATTTATGTCGGCAAGGGGGAACTGAACAGTGAACGTACCACTAGAAACTGTTTTAGGGCCACCAAAGTCTAGGACTACAACAGCGTATTTAGCGCCACTCCCCGCGTATATGATCGCTCCACTAGCAGTAAAGCTAGCGCTAGTCCACGAGGCGTCTGCAAAGTCCGCCATGATGGTACCTGTAGTAGCATCTTTGGAGGTCGTTAGTGCGATAGCCTTACCCGTTGTGTAACCTCCCGTAGCGGCAAGTTCTCCTACTCCAGAATTAAGGCTAGCTGTGGTTGGGCCTACATCAACACTGTCATCTATTAACGCTATAACCCAGCCACTAGAACTAGTCCAGTCAGGCGCGCTTGATAGTCCGTCTGGATTACCCAATAGGAACTGCTTAGCAACATTTGTAATACATTGTTCTATAGCCATTTACGCCACCGGTACCCTTATTTGTCCATCACGATAGTCATCGCGTCTTTGTTTACCTTCAACGCGGATCTTGTACTCTGTTAGACTCTGCTGGAACATGTTGTCGTAGTTAGCAATAATATCCTGCTCCGCCTTCATAAAGCGTGCGGCTTCTACCAAGCACCCGTTAAGTAGTACATTAGGGAACTTACCTGACAGTATAGTCTCGCTAGTAGCGGGGTTTAAACTACTGCTGGTCAGGCTTATAGGTTCAGACGCATAACGTAATAAAACTTGTAAGCCGGTTGAGGTGATTGGCTGAACCTCTATAGTCGTGCCAGACGACCCCAACGCGTAGTACTGCGGTATGTTACTGTCTACTTCAGAATCTCCACCCGAATAAGGGAATGCCTCTCGAAGAAAAGACGCGTCTTTCTGTATGAGTTTAATAGTCTTGCTGCCCGGATCTGTTAGAGACACGTCCAATATATACCTTAGATCGGCGGGCAGTATGACAGTACTAGCGCCGGAAGAAAGGCTTAAGGAATCGGTTTTTACAGCATCCCCGGAATCTGTGACCGCGAATATTTTATTTTCTACCTGAGTTATAAACAGGTTTAACTGGGCAGTTGTGAATGTCTGCTCAGTGATGTCTTGTATGTTCGCTATTAACTCGTTATACGTCATGTAATCTCTACCGTAACTGTTCCAACTTCTAGTTTTAATACCAAGAAGTTATCTAATACACCAAACCCCTCCCCATTAAACCCTACGGGATTGAATCTCGCCTGTTGAATTACTCTACTAGCCTCTAACCCCTGATCTGGTCGTGGGTCACGTAGCGCCTGTGGGTCATATACAGGAAACTCACCTAGTCTATTCTGTGGGTGATCCCCATTCCAACACGAAGGACACGCCTTTATATTTGTAGACGTACCTTTCCTAACTAAGCTCTTTAGCTGTTTCAGTTTGTACCTAAACCCGCACAGGTCACAAAAAGCGAATGCCTTTTTACCGGCAGCGAACTTACTGCCCATTATGGGTGCCCCATTCTAGGTACGAATCTGACCGACGCCTTCTCTCTATCTTCGTTAGCCGCCAAAGTAAATTGCTCGTCATACGCACTTTTTAACATAGGTAGTCTAGGCTCTAATTCCGGCACCTTCATAGCTATATAGTATGCTAGTCCTGCTACAAGGCAAGGGAAAAAGCGGAAGTTCATGTCCGCAGTTTGTATGCCGTCACCTGCGTCTTGTACTCTACGTATGCGGTAATAGTTTATAGAATACCCGGCTTTATCGGGTACAGGCCATACTGTAGCTACAGGTTTCTCTGCCCCCCGGTTAATCATAAGTTGTATGGGTCTGCCTTTAGACAACTTGTTTGGGATAGTCGCGTAAGTACTCACACTGATACGTGTTAGGCTAAGGTCGTTCTGAGTAGTCACGTTCCCTGTATTGGTACGTAAGGTATGTTCTAGTAGGTCAACAGTATCGGCGGGGAGGTCTACAGTTGCTACACCGCTAGTT